CTATTTTGATGGTTTAGCAGTGGCGCCGATCCTCCTGTAAACCCGCTTCGTGATCTCCTGCTTGCTGTGTCCAAGTAGCAGGCTTGCGTCGCCAATATCGATGATTTCCGATGCTGCTTTAGGTCGGATGTCGCGAAACTGAAAACCGCCAATCTTCGCGGCGAGGAGGGGATCGCCCTCTTCGACTGCTTTGGCGCAAGCTTTTTCCCGCGCCTTGTCCCAGCGCAAGCGCAGCATTCCCTTCGTCATCCGCTTTCCGTGCCTGTTTATCAGCAAGTACTTCGAGAGGTGACCGGCATTCCTCTCCGTAATTTCCCGAATCAGCCTACCCAAGCTGTTTTCTCCCTCCTCTGTGCACATCAGGATCCTTAGCTTCAGCCCCGTTTTGCCTTGCGTGACCAAGAAGTAGTCGCCCTCAACGTCGTCCCTGCGCATGGCGATCACGTCTGCTGGCCGCTGGCCTGTCAGGTAGCCCAGGTCCATGGCTTCCTTGAGTTCCGGCTCAGCCATCCCGTAGACCGCATCCCAAACCGCGGCGTTGGCGTAGTAATCACGTGGTGTTTCCTTGTTCTTGCGGATGCCCTGGCACGGATTCTCCCGCTCGGTCAGGCCCCATTCCCGCGCCATGTTGAACACGTGGGAGAGTAGGGCGATCTCCCGATTCGCCCGTACTTTGGCGGTACGGGCGTCGCGGTATCCGGCGATACTGGCTGGTGTGATTGAGTCGATGGGCGCCCCGTCGAACATGGGCCGCAATTGTTTGAGCTCGGCTAGGTTGTCCTTCTGGGTACGCTCGCCTTTTTTCGGAATGACGTCGCGGGCGTATCGATCAAAGATCCCCTTCATCATCGTCAGATCGGCTGGCTTTTCTTTGGACTCAAGCTCTGCCCACTTCAATCGGGCTTTGCTCAAATCTCCCCCAAGCGGGATCTCCTTTCCCGTTGAGTCTCTGTAGTAATAACCCACCCAAACTTTACCGTTCTTACGAGGGCGTTTTCTCCGCACCATTCCCGGCGGTAAGTCCCTGTTCTCAGTGTTTCGAGGTCGCATCTCAGTTCACCCTGGAGAAGTCAGGTGTCCAAGCTGGTCTCGCCGGCGGTGTGCTCTGTTCTGCGAACGTTGGACTGGTCATGCCAAGCTTCATACGAGCGTACATTCGCCCGACCAATGGGCGGCCACCACGGCTCTCAACGAATACCCAATTGCGGTCGTTGAGCCATCTCCGTTGATGGGCACGCTGCTTGTATCCAGTCAGGTCGGCCAGTTCTTCGTCCGAGAAAATTTCAGTTTCTAAAGTTCTGGTGAGTGAATGGTGCGTATACCCCAAGGCAGGCTGCGCGAGCGGGCGTTCCTGAGCGTTTAGCGTTGCATCAGCGAGCGCTGCCCCGCGCAGCTTTTCGTGGGGTACACGTGCCTCGGCAGTGGCGCTGGAAGGAGCAGTAATGCCTGCTGCTGCGCAGCAGAGACTGTTTGTTTCTAGCGTGTCGCCACCATTGGCTATGCGGAGCAAAGCGGGCAGGGCGTTGGTGTTGTCCTGGTGGTTCTTCATGCCGCTTTCCTCCGGTGTTCGATAGCGAGCTGGTCCATCAGGCGCTGGTGGTAGGTGAGTCGGGCTTCTGCGGCAGGCCATGAACGGATGGTTTCGGCCATGGGTTCGATGCCGACCAAGCAATCCCAGATAGCCGGATCTGTTGGCATGAGGTCGCGGCGTTCGGTCGCCAGTGCAATCAGGTCGGCCTTGTAGATGCAGGCGGGGAGTTCTGGAGCGATGTCGAAACGCTCGCAAATACGCCACCAGATGCAGTCCTCGAAGTGCTGGTAGGCGCTAAGCCACTGCTTGAGTGGCCGTGTCATGTCGCCCACGTACGCCTCGGCGGCATCGTGGAGCAAGGCCGCGAGCTTGTACTCTTCCGGCACCAGCTCGGCGACGATGCAGCTGTGCTGGGCCACGCTGTAGAACTCGCGGGTGTGGCCGTTGAAGCGGCACAGGTGGGCCAGCGAGTGCGAGATGTCCCGTGGGTCGATCATGTCGGCGTCGGGCTCGAACAGGTCGAAGCGCTTGCCGGTGGAGGTGAGGATCCAGTTCATGCGGCTTCCCTCACCAGATCGGCCAGTAGCAGGGCGTTGGCGGTGGCCTTGTAGAGCTGACGCAGGGCGTCGTGGCCGATCAGCGCTTTCAACTGGTGGTCGAGTTCCTTGTTGTAGCGGGTCAGTTCGCGCAGCTCCTGGGTTGCCTTGGTGTGCTGCTGTTGCAGTGTGCCGGCGGCCTGAGGTGTCAGGCGAAGCATTTGGATGGCCTGGCTCATGCAGCGTCCTCCTGAAAGAAGGAGTCCAGCCCTGTTGCCATGTTCAAGGCTTTGTCACGCAAGGCAAGGGCCTGTGATGCCTGGCTTTCTGCTTTAACCGCTCGGAAGGTATCAGCGGCTAGCTTGAGCTTTTCTGCTATGGCGAGAAGGTCGAGGCGGTCTTGTGGTTCTCGGTGCAATATTTGTTCAAGACGCTGGCAACGCGTCGACACCTTTTCGATAGAGCGTGCGTACGCGGCTGAGGCATCGTCCTGCCCCATGGTGAAACCATCAGAATGGCCGTCTTCGTAACCGTCATTTTTACCGTCAGTGAGGCCGCCTCGGTAGCCGGTCCAATAGAGGATTGCGGCGGCGGTAATGAGGCTAATTAGTGCGCAAATTTGAATTGCAGTCATGTGGTGTGCTCCTAGTAGTTTCGTGGCTGGTGGTGGCAGCCGTTGGGGTTACTGGTCCTGCTCGGTTGAATCGTTTTGTGGCCGCGGCATGTCTTCGTCTGCTCGGTAAGCGCGGATGTCGATCAGTGCTGCGACGTGTTTGATGTGGGCATACCGGATCGCCTTGACGCTGTGGTCCAAGGTGGTCACCGGCAGTTGAATACGGCCGCTGTTGATCGCCTCGGTGAAGGTCTTTTCGTTGAGGTTCTTGAAGTAATGCACGCGCAGCTTTTCCAGGGGGATAAGCACGTCGCCGAAAAGTTGATGCAGCATCTCGACGGTGGCGCTATCCGGCGCGGGTTGCAGTCGTAGCGGTGTCTGGCTGGTGTTGCTCATGGGCTGCGGCCTCCCTGCGTTTGAGTCTTGAGGGGTGGTTCCAGGCGTTCAGGCAATGGCGTTTGGTCAGCTCCCGCAGATGTTCCGGCACTTCGAGGAGCGCAGCGTTGCGCTCCTCGCGTGTGCTCATGGCGACGATCTGGCGGGCGTATTCCCTAGGCCACGTCACGGTTGTCTGCCGGGATGGCTGGAAGTTCGAGTCCCAGTTGGTCGGCGAGCCAGCGGATGCCGGCTTGTCGGACCTTGGTCGACTGGCTGTACTGCATGCCGGCGGTCTCGTGGAACCAGTTGCTGTCCTTAACGCGCAGGTACTCGCGATCCCGCACAGGGAAGGTCGGTAGGTTGCGGTCGTTCAGCAGACCTTTTTCGCGCATTAGTGCAATCAGCTTTGGGCGTGTCAGGCCGAAGTACTTGGCGGCTTTTTCAAGGCTGCGTTCCATCGCGATCTCCTAGGCTGCATGCGCGGCAGGAGTCGCCACGGCAGCCAGGTGGGTGATGGATTCGGCGACCATGGAGTAGATCTCCACGTCGCTGCCGTACACCGTGAAGCACTTGGAGCGCGGCTTTCTGACGCCGATGCTCATGATGGTGGTGATGCCGGTGCGGGATTTGTTGCGGTGGATCGCCAGGTTGATTGGTTGCTCAAAACCCATGTCGAGGCTGAGCGCGCCGCCGGTTCGCACCAGGTCGAACACCTGTTGCCTGTGCTCCGTTTCAAACACACCGTAACGGCGATCAGCGTGCGGCGTGGCAGGGTTGGAAGGCCCGTTGACGATCTCTTCAATGAAGTCCGCAAGCTTGAGGTGCATCTTCTTGCTGTTGGTCAGGGTCAGCGTGTGGCGTTCGCTGCCTAGTTCAACGGTGAAGTGCGTGTCGGCAATGCGGCGTTCGACTTTCAGGCGAAAGGACAGGGCTTGGCGCTGTGTTTCGGTGCGGAGGAGGTGGTTAAAGGTTTCGGTCAGGCTGACCTGGGCCTTGAGCAAGGCCAGGGTGCGGTTGTCGAGTTTGTACTTGCTCATGCCGCTTGCCCTCCGCCGTTCGGATCGAACGGAGCAGGTGCGGAGCGCTGTTTCAGCTTGGGTTTGGACGCGATGAAGGCGCAGCCGCAGTCTTGTGCCAGGCGGCGGATTTCGAAGATGCGGGAGGGGTTAGCAGCGGCCGGGTGGACGTGCAGGGTGGCTGTGGTGTGCATGGTGTTGCCTCGCTCTGTGGTGGAAGAGTGAGGCGAATATCAACTGATAGTTGATTTTTGTCAATGATGTCCATCGTTTGATGGCAAATTGCTTCCTCCGTCTGTACGCTTTAATCAACCTCAATGGAATGTAAAGGGTGTAAAAATTGATCCATTCATGTGAGTTTCAAGGGAAAACGATAAAGTTTTATAATGATAATGTGGTAGACGGTAGAAATATTTTTACTACGATTGTCGGGAAAAATGGTTCTGGTAAAAGTCGTCTTTTAAGGCATTTGATTACAACTTGTATTAATCTTTATAAGCAAGCTGGAGTGCCTGTAACTTTGTTGGAGAGTATTAATGCATCTCAAGAAATCCCTAGTAATATAATTGCTCTTTCGACAAGTCCGTTCGATAGGTTTCCTATTGGAAATATGATTGGAGGTGCGCGAGAGGATGCGAGCCTATTAAATGATGTTCAAGGCTATTATTACTATCATGGGCTCAGAGGGCTTTATAGTTCTAATTTAAGCATATCTTTTATGACGCGAATCATCGGTGGAGTGATCAAGGCGCTAACATCAGATAATGGCAGACTTGGTACGGTTCTCGATGTTCTGGATTATTTAGGATACCACAAAAACATTAGGGCTCGTTTTATATGTGGTATTACAAGTTCTATGTTGACGCAACTTGCTTTTTCAGAAGATTTTATGGGGGATCGTGAGAAGCTATATAATCGAGGGGGCGCAGATTTAAAGCGGGTCATCGGTCGATTAGAGGAAATGCCCAATAGCTATAGAGTTGCTGTATTCGATGCGATTAAAAATTATGTTGGAGATCTGCATAAAGGAGGTATAGAAGTCTCTATCTCGGTGGATGGAACTTTAAATGCAATGACTAATTGCCCGATTGAGGGCAATTTTGCGTTGCTCATGGAGTCTGGAGTATTAAGGCTTCGAGATCTAGTGTTGCACAAAAAAAATCTTGAAAAAGGTTTTAGGATTAGCGATGCCAGCTCTGGTGAACAGTGTGTTTTGCTTGCTATGTTGGGTATAGCTTCCAGGATTACAGATGGATCTTTGATTTGCATTGATGAGCCAGAGATCTGTCTGCACCCTGAGTGGCAAGAAAGATACATTAAGCTTTTGATTTCGACTTTTAGAGAGTTTAAGTCTTGTCACTTTATTATTGCGACTCACTCTCCGCAAATCATATCGCGATTAGAGGATGTTAACTGTTTTATACTGGACTTACAGCATAATTTAGTAATGAATGCTGGTGATTATAGTCGGCGCTCGGCCGATTTTCAGTTGGCTCATGTTTTCGGCGCTCCCGGCTACAAAAATGAATATTTGATGCGGGAGCTATTGGCTGTTATTGGCAAGCTCTCTGCAGGCTTGGAGATGGCGGAAGATAAGAAAGAAATGTTCAGGCGGCTCGTAGCACTTAAGCCTGTTTTAGAACCATCGGATCCAGTTTATCAGCTGACGCAGCTTCTTGAGGAAGCACTCGGAGATACTGGTGATGAGTAATAGTACGCCTTATTTGAGTCCGATTGTTTTTGTTGGAAATGAAAAGGCGTATGTAGATGCGTATAATAAAAAGCCGAAGTCGGAAAAAAATGGCGCGACATGGGATGGTGATGATGCTGGTCTGGTAAAAGTTAAAAAAGTAATTAAAGATTATTACCTAAAAATTCAGGATTATACTTGTGCCTATTGCAGACAGAGGATTGAAGTCGGGCATAATGGCGCTTGGGATACTGAACATATAATTCCTAAGGATAGCTATCCTCAGTTTCTATTCGAGCCAGAGAACTTGTGCGTGAGTTGTAAAGATTGCAATGGAGCTAAAACTAATAAGGAAGTATTGAGGCGTAAGGGGCGGGTGAAATTTCCACGAGAAGCTAAAGACTATCTGTTTTGTCATCCTTATTTTCATGTCTACACAGATCACGTCAGAGTAGTAAGGAAGGCTGCTCTTTACCTACCCAAGACTGAAGAGGGTAAGCGGCTAATTGAAATTTGTGGCTTGCTTAGGTTTGTACTGAAGTTTGCTGATTACGACTGTGTAGATGAAGAAATTAGTATGAAATTGATTATGCTTGCTACAGAATTGCAGAATACATCCAGTCCTATGGAGCAGATGGCAATAATGATGCTTGCCAATAAAATGCTTGAAGAGAAAATGCAAGGCATGACCGTGGCTGCGATGAAGAGATATGCCCAAGATTAGAAGCTTAATTATTCGGGTATGAATGAGCCGACTACCTTGCCGCAGATATGCGTCTCCTCCGTAATGTCAATGATTGGATATTGCGGATTGATCGGTCTAAGAAACTGTCGGCCAGCGTCTTCTACCAGTATTTTAAAAGTTGCTTCATTCGTCCGCGGTACTCTCGCAATAACGCGATCTCCTGTTTTTGTCTCAGCTTCAGGATCAACGAAAATTATACAGCCTGTTGGATAGCTTCGGCCTGGTCCTGGATTGGTCATTGAGTCGCCTAAGACTTTTAATGCATAACCGTGAATACTGATGGGGACTGGGCATGACAACCAAGATTCACTATCATAATTCTCAAAGTTTGAAATCGCTTCGCACCAGGCACCAGCTTGAACCCACGAAATCAATGGAACCTTGCCAAAGCGTTGATTGATTTCACTGACGTTGCTTCCGTCACCGTCGTCGAAATTGCGAACGTTGCTTTCGCCTGTCTGCTTTTTCGGTAGCACTCCATACTCTAGCCACTCCCGCCTAACCTTGAGCCAACAGCACAGCGCAGACATGCTGTCTGCCTCGGCCATCGCTTCCCCATTCAGCCACTTGCTGATGGCCTGGGTAGTCTTGTCCACGCCTACGCTTTTCAGCTGACGATGAATATCCACGCCCCGACCCCGACTACGTACGCCGGCATCGTCGAGGGCTTCGTGTAGGCGCTCGCTAAAAGCTGCGCGAAGAGAGTTTTTATCAACCATTGGTTGAGCGTCTCACAAACGTTGCACAATAGTCAGTTGATCTATAACATCAACCGTAAGTTGATAAGTGGAGTTCGTCATGCTTGACCCCGAAGATTTTCCGAGCGCTATTGCGTTCGCGTTTGAGGCCGTAGGCGGCATTGGAGCCGCTGCGAAGGTATGTAATAGAAGCTATCAAGCGCTGAATAAATGGCGTCAGTCTACATGCCTGCCGCGCACGGATTACACAGGTGAAACCCAATATGCTGAGCTGTTGGCCACTGCGGCGAAGCAGAGAGGCAATAAATTCCAAGCTGCTTGGCTGTTGAACGCTTCGGCTCCACAAAAAGCTGCTGCGTAGTAAGAAAAAAGGCGACCCAAAGGCCGCCCAGTTCCTCCCGGCACACACCACCACAGTGCTGTCGGGTCGCGACGGAGGTAGGAGGGCACACCACATGCAAACCACCTCCCTTTATCGCGCTACCAAGACACGGATGTCTTGGGTTGCTGCCTTTTCCACCACAGATTAGGCAGCTGTTGCGCCAGAGGTGAGCAACGGATTGCTCGCCTCGGCACGGTGCCGGTTTCGATCCCTAAGATCTGGCCGGCGTTTGGGCCCTTTCAAGCCACGCGGCAAATGTAACACCACTGCATGTCGCGGGGCACTGGCAACTTAGTAGGATTAATGCCATGAGCCGAGTAGCTTTAAGCTGTGTTGATAGAGCGCAAAGGGAAGTCCTGACGCTCGAATTAGCCCTGTACCACGCCGCACGAGACTATCCCGGCGGTGCCGCTGCAATCGCCGCCACCACCGGCCGCAATGCCACCACCTTGCAGCACAAGTTGTCTCCCACCCATCCCTCCCACACGGTCAACATTCAAGAGTTCGGCGAGATCCTCGAACTGACCAAGGACCGGCGCATCCTCGATGCGGTGCATGCCTTGGTCGGCGATACGACCTGGCAGGAGCTGGCTGAAACCTATACCAGCGACATGCCCGAGACGTTGACCACTGGTATTGCAGGGTACTTCCGGCAGGTGGCCGATCTGGCCGACACCTGGGCCAAGAGCATCGGCGACGGTGTTGTGAGTGATCAGGAACTGGCCGAGATTCGCCTGCAGGTGTTTCGTGGCATTCAGGGGTTGTTGGGGATGTTGAATCGCGCCACCTACGTCAACCAGACAACTCGGGGGACGGACCGTGGCTGATGACATCGACTTTGCAAATGACCTGGTACAGAAGCAGATTGATCAGGCCGTCGAGGCGCGTCTCGCGCTGCTGTCCGACATTGTTCTGCCTTCCTTGATGTTCTGTGATGAATGTGAAGAGCCGATTCCCGAGGGGCGTCGCTTGGCACAGCCCGGTTGCACGCTCTGCATTGAGTGCCAGTCCACTGATGATCTGAGGGCATCCCGTTATGCTCGATGAAGTGCTCAATCAATTCGCCGACTATGGCCTCGAACCCGCCCAGCCCCTGATCTTCGGCAAACTCACCCGCTGCAAAACCACCCAAGACAAGGGCAAGGAAAAAAACGGCTGGTACGTCATCCACGAACACCGCACCGAAAAAAACGAGATTCTGATCTTCGGCAGCTTCGGTGACTGGCGCTCCGGCGACACCCAAAAGATCAAGGTCAAGGCCGGGCGCATGAGCCCCGAAGAGCGCGAAGTCATGCGCGCTCGCCAGGAAGACGCCAAGCGCAAGGCCGCCGAGATCGCTGCCAACGCATCACGCCGAGCGGCCAACCGCGCTGCCGGCCTGTTCAAGCGCATGCCGGAAAAGGGCAAGAGCGCCTATCTGGATCGAAAGCAGATCGTCGGCTTCAAAGTCCGCTATGCGCCACGTACCGGCGCATTTTTGGTGCCCATGTGCAACGTACGCGACCAGATCGTCGGCCTGCAGGTGATCTTCCCCGCGAAGCAAGAGGACACCGGGCGCGACAAAGCGTATTGGCCCTACGGCATGTCGAAAGAGGGCGCCTTTCACCTGATCGGCCCGCACCCTGAACCCGGTGAGCCGGTGCTGGTGTGTGAGGGCTACGCCACCGGCGCCAGCCTGCACATGGCGACCTCGCTCACCGTCGCCATCGCCTTCGATGCGGGCAACCTGCTGCCGGTCTCCAAGGCCATGCGCGAGCGTTTCCCCGGTTGCCCCCTGATCATCTGCCGGGACGACGACTGGAAGACCAAACGCCCCAACGGTGACGCCTGGAACCCAGGCGAAGAGAAGGCCGCCAACGCCGCGCTGGTCGTCGGCGGTCAAGTGGTCGCCCCGGTGTTCTCCGGCGAGCGCGAGGTCAAGTGGACCGACTTCAACGACCTGCACGTTGCCGAAGGTTTGGAGGCCGTCCGCCGCCAGGTGCTGGCGGTGGTCAAGCCTCCCGCAGCGGGCGGTTGGAAAGATCAACTAGCCCGCACCGAAAACGGCTCCCTGATCGCGCACATGCAAAACGTCGAGCTGATCCTGGGCAACGACGAGCGCTGGGCCGGTGTCATCGGTTACAGCGTGTTTAGCTCCAAGATCGTCAAGCTGCGGTCTGCGCCCTTCGGTGGCGGTGCTGGCGATTGGGCCGACATCGACGACATGCGCGTGATGAAGTGGCTCGCGCAGCAGTACAACCTGCGAGTCAAAGCCTCCCACGTGATCGAGGCGGTCAGCGTCGTCGCCCACGACCACGCCTTCCACCCCGTGCGCGAGTACCTGGAGAAGCTGGAATGGGACCGCGTGCCCCGTATCGAAACCTGGCTGACTGACGTGCTGGGCGTGAATGCCAGCGAGTACTCGGCCAAGGTCGGCAAGCGCTGGCTGATCTCCGCAGTCGCACGGGTGATGCGCCCAGGCTGCAAGGCCGACTCGGTGATGATCCTCGAAGGCGGGCAGGGCGCCGGTAAGTCCACGGCCATGGGCGTCCTCGGCGGCGAGTGGTTCATGGACACGCCGTTTGCCCTCGGTGACAAGGACAGCTTCCAGGCGATTCGCGGCAAGTGGATTGTCGAGCTGGGCGAGCTGGACAGCTTTAACAAGGCTGAAAGCACCAAGGCCAAGCAGTTCTTCTCCGCGTCAACCGACACTTACCGCGAGAGCTACGGCCGCAGAACGAATGACGTGCCACGCCAGTGTGTTTTCGTGGGCACCACCAACCAAGAGGAATACCTCAAGGACGCCACGGGCAACCGTCGCTACTGGCCGGTGTTCTGCAACAAGGTCGACCTGGAGCAACTGCGCGAGATACGCGACCAGCTGTGGGCCGAGGCGTTGTTCTGCTTCGAGGCGGGCGACATCTGGTGGGTGAACAAGGACGAATCCAAGATGTTCGCCGAGGCCCAGGACGAGCGCTTCGTCGTCGATGAATGGGAAGGGCCGATCCTGGCCTGGATGGAAGAGTCGCAGATCGGCGAGACGGCCACCGGCAACGAGATCCTGACCCAGGCGCTGAAGCTGGACTTCGGGCACTGGGGTAAGCCCGAGCAGATGCGTGTCGGCGCGATCATGCACCGGTTGGGTTGGCGCAAACGGCGTATGCCGGCGTTGCCGAAAAGCGGGGTGCGGCCGTGGGCCTATGAAAAGCCAGCGGGCTGGGGGCGAGCGCCTGCGTTGCAGCAGTCGGTGATTGAGGAGCCTTGCTTTGATTAAGCGAATCGACGAGATGCTCAAACTATGGGCGCAGGATCTGCATTCGCCCGTACCGGAAAACGTGGGCGGGCCGAGTGGCGGCAACATGATCGCCATGCTGATGGATTGCAAAGGGGAGTTGATACGTCGCACGCGGGGTAGTCGGGTGCTGCTGGATGAATCGGCGGACATCGAGCTGATCGTCAAAAAGCACCTTCCGCCCCGGCTCGCCCTGGTCGTGTGGGAGCACTACTGCAACCACGAAAGCTTCCTTTCGCAGAAGCTTCTGCACTGCGCATGCAGCTCGCGGACGTACTACATGCGGCTGCATGACGCCCATGTATTCATCCAGGGGATGCTGATGGGGAAAGCTGCATGACCCTCGGCATCACTCTGCGTGCCTCTGTCCTACTGTCTCGCCTTGTCCGACTCGCCTTTTGCGCAGTTGGACAGGTGCAGGCCGCGCCGTTGTTGACCTGTCCTACTGTCCAACCTTCACCCGCCCCACGCACACATGAGCATAGCGGGCACGTATTCGCGCCCGTAGCGCGCACGCGTGCTTTTAGCTTTCTCTCTATACACAAGAAAAAGGAATAAAAGGTAGGACAGTAGGGCAGAGCCCCGTATTCAGGCGCCTGTAGCTGTCCCACTTCGATCCAGAATAGTGGGACAGGTCAGACAGGGCACCAGAAGCGATAACCGATTGAATGCGTTGTCCCTCCGTTGTACCTGCGTCATACCCCTGTCGCACCCATATTGCGCCATGGCATTAAAACTCCCTTGCTGCCAGTAAAATCCACCTGTAAAAAGTACCCATCTTCGATAGGTGCGACCGCAAGCAGCGGGACACACCACCACACTGAACCCGGCCATTGCGCCGGGTTTTTGCGTTTATGGGGTAGGGCGATGACGAACGAGCAGCAAGCGCTTATTGAGATGCCGATCTGGATGGTGATCGTACTGTCCCTGGTCGGCGGGATTTCAGGCGAGGCATGGCGGGCCGACAAGGCGGGGGTGAGCGGTTGGTCTTTGGTTCGACGCTTGCTGCTGCGGTCCGGGGCCTGCGTGGTCTGCGGGGTTTCCACCGTGATGTTGTTGCATGCCTCGGGCATGTCGGTCCTGGCGGCGGGGAGCATCGGCTGCCTCACCGCGATGGCCGGCGCCGATGTCGCCATCGGCCTGTACGAACGCTGGGCCGCCAAGCGGTTGGGCGTGTGCGATGTGCCGCCCTCGGGGGGCGGTCAAGGGTGATGTGCTGGAGGCCACGTAATACGTGGTCTACATGCCGTTGCACCAAAATGTGGCACCGAAAAGTCGCCGGGGACCCTGGCGATATTCGAGGGACACGGGGCATGAAACCCGCGGGAAAGCGTTAGCGGGTGGGCTGCCAGCTTACTGAAATTCAATCCATTGAAATTGAAAGGTTTCCATTGAAAAGCCGTTGAAAAGGAGGGCTTATGACGGATCCACTGTTCCTGTCTAAAAGCGCTTTCGCGGTTCGCATCGGCAGGACGCCGAGTTACATCACCTGGCTCAAAGGCAACAATCGCCTGGTGCTGTCGCCGGACGGCAAGAAGGTGGACGTGCTGGCAACCGAAGCACTGATCCTCGAAACTGCCGACCCCAGCAAGGCCGCCGTCGCGGCTCGCCACCAGCAAGACCGGCTCCAGCGTGACGTTTACAGCCAGCTGTCCCCCCTGGTCGAGCCGACTAACACGGCTGCGCCGCCGCAGCCTGCTGGCGCGAAGAGCGGGCAACCGGACTTCCAGAAGGCCCGCGCACACCGCGAGTACTACTTAGCCCAGTTGGCCGAGGCCGAGTTCCACAAGGTGCAGGGCTCGCTGGTGGACATGAAGGCAGTCACCACCGGGGCCTACAACGCGGGGCGCATGCTGCGCGATCAACTGCTCAGCATGCCCCCGCAACTTGCCCCCGAACTGGCGGCGATGACCGACCCTTGGGAGATCGAACAGCACCTGACGAAGGCGTTGCGGTTGTCCCTGGAAGAGGCCGAGCGCATGTCCTCGGCCGACCTTGAACGCGATCTGACCCCGACGAGTTAACCCATGCAGACGGAAAAACCTGACGGCGCCGAGGTGTACCGTGAGGCGTATTTCCGTGGGCTGCGTCCAGATCCCAGCCTGTGGGTGGACGAGTGGGCCGACGAGTACATGCGTATCCCGCGTGATACCGGTGCCGCCGAGCCAGGGAAATATCGCACCGTGCGAACGCCGTACGCCCGCGAGCCGATGCGGTGCCTGTCGCCGGCGCACCCGTGCAAGCGTGTGGTCACCATGGTCGCCTCGCAGCTGATGAAAACCCAGATCGCCTTGAACTGGATCGGCGCGCTGATCCACATGGTGCCGTCGAACATCCTCACGCTGCTGCCAAGCCTGGGCCTGGCAAAGCGGGTGTCGTCGCGGATCGGCAAGACCATCAAGGCCACCCCGGTGCTGCGTGAACGTGTGGCGGCCAGCCGCTCGCGGGACTCGCGCAACACCATGGACACGAAGGAGTTCGAGGGCGGCTCGCTGTACGTCACCACCGCCGGCTCTGCGGCCAACCTGGCCGAGCTGTCGGCGCGCTATGTGTACGGCGATGAGATCGACCGCTGGGAGGTAGACGTCGGCGAGGAGGGCGACCCCATCGAGCTGGCGGAAACGCGGGGCAGTACCTTCGGCCGCAACGCCAAGTTCTACTTCTCCAGCTCGCCGACGATCAAGGGCGCCTCGCGCATCGACGATCTATTCGAGGGCAGCGACCAGCGTTACTACTACGTGCCGTGTCCGACCTGCGGGCACATGCAGACCCTGGAGTGGGAACGGCTGCATTACTCCCAGGACTTCAATGTGGTGCACTACGAGTGCGCCGGGCCTGACTGCGATGTGCTGATCGAGGAACACCACAAGGGCGACATGCTCGCCCGTGGTGAGTGGCGCGCCCATGCCAAGGGCGACGGCGAGACGGTCGGCTTCCACCTCAACGCGCTGTATTCACCGTTGGGGTGGACGGGCTGGAAGTCGCTGGCGAAGCAATTCGAGAAGGCGAAAAAGGCCCAGGCCAAGGGCGATCTTGAGCCCATGCAGGTGTTCTACAACACCCGCCTGGCGAAGGTCTGGGACAGTGCGCAAGAGCAGACCAAGGCCACGGTGCTGATCGAGCGGGCACGCCGGGAAGGCTTCTCCCTCGGCGCGATGCCTGCCGCCGTGATGATGATCACCGGCTCCGTGGACGTACAGGCCGACCGCCTGGAGTTCATGGCAATGGGTTGGGGCGTCGGCATGGAACGCTGGGTCATCGATCACCGGGTGATCGCGGGCGACCCTTCGGACGAACGCACCTGGGCGGTTCTGGATGAGTTGCTCAAGGAACGCTACCGGCACCCGTGTGGCGTTGGCCTGGGCATTCTCGCGGTTGCTGTTGACTCCGGCGGTCACCACACGGACGAGGTCTACCAGTTCTGCCGCGTGCGTCGCTGGCGCAACATCTTCGCCATCAAGGGTGCGAGCAAGCCGGGTAAGCCGGTGATTGCTCAGCGGCCGTCCATGGTCGACGTGACCTGGAAGGGCCAGACCGAACGCGGCGGCGCCGAGCTGTGGTTTGTCGGCACCGACACGGCAAAGGACTGGATCTACAACCGCTACCCGTTCGAATCCGGCCCAGGCGCGCTGCACTTTGCCAACGACCTGCCGGACGAGTTCTTCGCCCAGTGCGTGGCCGAGCGCAAGGTCGCCAAGTACGTGCGGGGCCACAAGCGGATCGAGTGGATCAAGGGCAAGGCCGAGCGCAACGAAGCGCTCGACCTGATGGTTTACAACCTGGCGATGGCGCATTACCTCGGTATCAACCGCTACCAGGAACACGATTGGGAGCGGGTGCGACAGTCGCTGGCGCAGTCGGGTTTGTTCGATGAAAAGGTGGTCGCCGCCGAACGTGTCACGGTTGCTGAACAGGCTCCCGCAACACCTCCGCCGCAACCTGTCGCCCAACCGCGACCCGCCGTACCCCCACAACGCCGCAGCTCCACCAGCGGTTACCTGAAGAGACGCTGATATGTCGTTTACCCCAAAGCACCTCGACGCCATCGAGCGCGCCATCGCACGCGGTGAAAAGACCGTGCGCTACAGCGACCGCACGGTGGAGTACCGCTCCATCGACGAACTGCTCAAGGCTCGCGACGAGATCCGCACGTCGCTGAGCCAAGCTGCCGGGCCGCGCTCTCGCGTGGTTCGGCTTACCCACGGAGGCAAGGGACTCTAATGGCCCGACATTATCCGACGCTGACCCGTAATGGATTCTTGCTGCCGTCGAACATCAAGGCCAGTTACGAAGGCGCCGGGGAGGGCCGGCGTTCGGCCAGTTGGGAAGCCACCGACAACGGCATCAACAGCATCAACACCCCGGCCCTACGTAACCTGCGGGCACGTTCGCGGGCGGCGGTGCGCAACGACCCGTATGCGTTCAACGTCATCGACAAGCGCGTCAGCAACCTGATCGGCACCGGCATCACGCCCAGGCCGACCACGGACGACGCGGCGCTGCGCAAGCTCAAGCAGCAGCTGTGGGATGACTGGGTGGACGAAGCAGACGCAGACGAGCTGACCGACTTCTACGGCATGCAGGCCCTGGTGGCGCGCACTGTTGAAACGGCCGGTGAGTGCTTCGTGCGGTTGCGGCCGCGCAGCCCGAGCGAAGGTTTGGCGGTGCCGCTGCAACTGCAGGCGCTGGCCCCTGAGTTTGTCCCGCACGACAAGTTCGAGGCGGCCAAAAACGGCAACGTGATCCGCGCCGGGATTGAGTTCAACCCGGCCGGCAAGCGTGTGGCGTACTGGATGTACCTCTCGCATCCCCGCGACTCGTCGTCGTCGAACGCCGGTTACAACCAGTTGGTACGCGTACCGGCCGCACAGGTGCTGCATATCTTCGAACCGATGGAGCCGGGGCAGTTGCGCGGTGTGCCGCGTCTGGCCCCGGTGTTGAAGCGCTTGCGCAGCCTGGACAACTACGACGACGCGGTGCTGTTCCGCCAGGAAGTGGCGAACTTGTTCGCGGGCTTCATCAAGCGCCCGGCGCCGGACAGCGGGCAAACGCCACGCGATCCTGTCACCGGGCAGCTACTGACCACTGACCGCGACGGCTTCACGCCGATGGTCGCCCTGGAACCCGGCACCATGCAGGAGCTGGGGCCAGGTGAAGAGGTGGAGTTCTCCAAGCCACCGGACGCCGGCAACAACTACCCGGACTTCATGCGTCAGCAACTGATGGCTGCGGCGGCGGGATCGGGCACGCCTTACGAGATCCTCACCGGCGACATGCGGGAGGTCAACGACCGGGCGCTGCGCGTGGTGCTCAACGAGTTCCGGCGCCGTCTGGAGCAACTGCAATTCGGCGTGTACGTGCATCAGCTGTGTCGCCCGGTGCGGGCTGCATGGATGGACATGGCGGTGCTCTCCGGCGCCCTGGTGCTGCCGGACTACGCACAACGTCGGCGCGAATACCTGCGCACGCGGTGGGTGCCGCAAGGCTGGGCCTACATCCAGCCAGTGCAGGACGTACAGGCGCGGCGGATGGAAGTGCAGGCGGGCTTTGCCTCGCGCAGCGAGATGGTGTTGCGCACAGGCTACGACGCAGAAACGGTCGACACGGAAAACGCCGCCGATCTCGTCAGGGCGACTGGCCTCGGCCTCAACTACACGACTCTTGATGCCATCGAGACGATTGATGAAAAGGAACAACCATGAGCAAAAAGACGAAGCCCCGCGTTTATGACAAGGCGGGCAAGCAGGTCAAGGTGGCCGACAAGAGCTGGTACACCTTCCAGGCCAGCGGGGAAGCCGAGCAGCGCAACATCGAGATCTTCGTGTATGGCGAGATCGGCACCTGGGGCATCACCGCCAATCAGTTTGTGCAGGATCTGCGGGCCATGGATGACGGTGTGTCGCCGGTGATTGTTGCGTTCAACAGCATCGGCGGTGATCTGTTCGATGGTCTGGCAATCCACAACGCGCTGTCGCGTTTGGGTGAGCGCTGCACCGGCCGCATTGATGCCCTAGCAGCCAGTGCGGCCAGTGTTGCGGTCTGCGGCGCTCACCGAGTGGTCATCGCGGCCAACGCCATGCTGATGATTCATAACCCCTACACCTTCACCAGTGGCGATGCCGACGACTTTCGCCGTGTCGCGGATGTGCTTGACCAGACCCTGGAAGCGATTATCGCGGCCTACAAAGCCAAGGCCCCGGACATTGACGAAGCCGAGCTTCGACGCTTGGTCAACGCGGAAACCTGGCTCACGGCCAGCGAAGCGGTGGCGCTGGGCCTGGCCGACGAGGTGGGCGATGGTCTCAAGGTCAAAGCGTGCTTGGGGCAGGGCAGCGTGTTGCAACGTTTCCAGCATGCCCCGCCTGAGTTACTCGCCCAGTTGGATGAAGAGCCTGAAGTCGAGCCGCCGGAGCTCGATCCGGCGCCGGTGCTGGACGCGGCAAGACTGGCGCTGATGGTCACGCAAGGTTGTGCGGCGGGGGGCATCAGCAATCTGGTGGAGCCGCTGCTGGCCGCGACCAGGCTCGAAAGCGAAGCGGTGATCCAGGCCGCACTGACCAATGCCAAAGCGCTGCACGGTCTCTGTGTCGCGGCCCGACTGCCAGAGCTGACCGGTGAATTCATTACGGCCGGCCTCGACGAAGCCGCCGTCCGCGCTCGTCTCTTCGACAAGCTGGTCGGCAGCGGCGGCGGCTTTGAAATCAACAACAGCCTGCCGCTGGACGATGACCCTGTACCCAAGGTCAATGCCAAGCAGGTTGATACCCACTCGATCTGGGCTACCCGTCAGGCGGCGCAGAACGGAACCTCGAAAGGAGCAAGAGCATGAAAACCGAATCGATGCACGCAGGTGAGTTCCTGCTGTCTGAGGGCGCCGGCAATATTTCCCGCGAGGCGATCAACGTCGCAGCGGGTGCGGCCCTTGAACCGGGCCAGATCCTCGGCCTGATCACCGCCACCAGCGAGTTTGCCCCGTACCAGCCGACCGCCGAGGACGGCACCGAAAACGCCGTCGCGATCCTGTACGGGCCGCTTGGCGAGTCGGATGTTGTCCGTCGCGGTCGCGCTGTGGTGCGCTTGGCGGAGGTCAGCGAAGCACACCTTACCGGCCTCGACCTCGCTGCCGAAAAAGCCCTGGCCGCGCATTTCCTGATCGTCCGCTAAGACGCTCATCCCCGTTTATCCATCCCGCCGAGTGCGGGATTTTTCGTTTCTGGAGAGTACCCCCATGGCCGAGATCGCCATTTTTGAAGACGATGCGTTCAGCGTCTCCTCGTTGACCGCTGCAATCAATGACCAGGAATACCTGCCGGGCCGCATTAGCAGCCTGGGCCTGTTCCGCGAAGAGGGCATCAGCACCCTGACTGTGCAGATCGAGAAGGACGGCGACACCCTGGCCCTCGTGCCGGCGGGTGAGCGTGGTACGTCGGGCCTGGTGGTCGGCGCGACCAAGCGGACGCTGATCCCTTTCAACACCGTGCACCTGCCGGAACGCTTCACCATCAAGGCCGATGAGATCCAGGGCATCCGCGCCTTCGGCACGCGCACCGAGTTGCAGGCGGTGCAGGATGTGGTCAACAAGCGTCTGGCGAAAGCTCGCCGTCAGTTGGATGCGACCCACGAGTTCCAGCGCATGGGCGCCCTGAACGGGCAAGTTCTGGACGCCGATGGCAAGACAGTCCTGTTGGATATTTATAAATCCTTCGGCGTGAATCGCCAGAAACTGCAGATGGGCTTGAACAGTCCAGACACCGAACTGCGGGTCAAATGTGGCGAAGCGCTGGATATGCAAGAGGAGGCACTCGGTAGCGTCACCAGCAGCGGCTCCCGTGGTCTGTGCGGCAAAAACTTCTGGAACAAGCTGATCGTCCACAAATCGGTCAAAGACACCTACCTCAACACCATGCAGGCCGCAGCGCTCCGTGGCGATGCGCGTGAAATCTTCGAGTTCGGCGGGATCGTCTGGGAGCGCTATCGCGGCAAGGTGGCGGGTGTTTCGTTCGTCCATGACGACAAGGCGCTGCTGGTTCCCGAGGGCGTGCCGGATCTGTATATCTCGTGCTTCGCACCGGCTGACTACATGGAAACGGTCAATACCCAGGGCATTCCGTACTACAGCAAGATCGAGCCAATGCAGTTCGGCAAGGGTGTGGCCGGTGAGGCGCAGTCCAACCCGCTGCACCTGTGCACGCGGCCTCGGGCGCAGATCCTGCTGGAGATGTGACCGTGGCCTTCCGCGACCTGATCGACGACATCGACGACGTGGTGTTTGAAACCCTCGGCGACAGCGCCTTGATCGAAGGCCGCGCCGAGCCGGTGCTGGGCATGTTCTCGGCACCGTGGAAGCAACCGGCGTTCGGCAAGGTCCAGACCGCCATCCGCGAGCCACGCTTCGAGATTCGCGTGAAGGATTCGGAAGGTCTGAGCAGAGGTCTGCGGGTCACGGTCGATGTGCCAGCCCTGGATGGCGGCGGTGACTACGACCTGCTGCAACTGGAACCCAACGGCAACGGCCTAGTGGCCCTGATCCTGAGGAAGCGCCCATGAGCGTCGGCAGCTACGTCCATCAGACGCGTGACAGCGGGATGCTCAACATCCAGCCGTCAGCCGTGCATTCCCAGGCGCTGCGCGAGTTCGGGCAGTTGGTGCCCAAGGCAGCGGCAGCGGCGCAACGGCGTGCGATCAACAAGACGTTGGGTTGGCTGCGCACCCACATCGCCCGCGCCGTGGGCAAGCAGGAGCGCATTGCCATCGGCGCCGTCCGGCAACGCCTGCGGGCTTACCCGGTCAGCGGCGGGGCGATGCGCGGCAAGTTGTGGTTCGGGGTCAACGCCATCGAAGCCAGCCGGATCGGCAAGGCTCGGCAAACCCGCGCCGGGGTTTCGGTAGCGGGGCGGCGTTACCAGGGTGCGTTCTTCAAGCAGGTGTATGGCGGCAGTCCGGACATCTGGATCCGCACGTCGAGCAAGCACTTCGACGCCGCCGACTATCCCGGCAGCACGCAGGGCCGACGCAGCTCAGGCTTCATCGCGGAAAGCGACAACCGCTTCCCGCTGGCGAAGGCCAAGGTCTCGCTGGACCAGGTGCGGCCGCACTTCGACAACTGGGTGAAACAGGCCGATGAGCGCTTGCTGGAGATCCTCAAGCAAGAACTCAACTTTGAACTGCAGAAGTACCTCAAGGGGACTGCCCGTGTCTGATCAGCCTTTTACTCTCGACGTCTTGTACGAGGCCATTGAGCGGCGGTTGCAGCAGCAGTTGCCGGGTATTCAGGGCGTGTCGTTTTGGCCTGATTTGTCGGCAGACACCACCATCCCCACGCCTGTGGTGTTGCTGGAAATGGCCGAGATGGAGCCGGCGCAGGATCTCGGCACGGGTGAAACCGCGCTGACCTGCAAGATCGAGGCGCGGATCATCGTCGATTCCATCAGCACGGATCCACAGCGTCAGGCGGTGCAGTTGGCCTCCCAACTGGCCGTGCTTTTACGCGGACAGAGCTGGGGCCTTGAGGTGGATTGTGCGCAGTTCATGCGCTCCACCCAGGACTGGACCAAGCCCGAGCTGGATGGCTATTTCGTTTGGCTGGTGGAGTGGGACCAGACGGTCTACCTGGGCGTTGAAGAATGGCCGTGGCCGGATGAACCGCCGGGCACCTTGGTCATCGACCTCGGGCCGGGCGTTGGGCAGATCAAGCCGGAGGATCTGGAATGAGCTACGCCACGGCGCAACATGATCGGATGATCGCTTCCACGGTGATGCCTTGCGTTGTCGTCGCGGTGGACTTGCCGGCCGCCATGGTGCGTGTGCAGTCGGGCGATTGGACCAGCGCCTGGGTGCGCTGGCACAGCCAGGCTGCCGGCAAGGCGCGCCACTGGCGGGCGCCGAGCCTGGGCGAGCAGGGCGCACTGATCAGCCCCAGCGGGGAGCCGGCGATAGGCACATTCATCGCCGGTCTGTACGGCAATGCCGGCGCGCAACCCGACAACCGCGACCATGTGGAAGTCTGGCGTTTCGATGACGGTGGTTCGCTGGTTTACGACTGGGCGGCACACAGCTACACCATCGATCTGCCGGCGGGCAACGTCACGGTCAAGGTCGGCGGCTCGGTTATGGAGATAACGCCGGACAGCATGCGGCTGGCGTCGGGCCAGATCCACTTGGTCGGTGTAGTCACCATCGACGGTGCGACCCAGATCAACAGCACGTTGAACACGACCGGCGACATCAACAGTGCCGGTAAGGTCATCGATGTCGGTGGCAATACGCCGAACCACAAACACTGACCCATACCCGCCTTGTGCGGGTTTTTCGTTTTAGGAGCCTCCGTTGATGAGCAAGACCAAACCCGAAAGCCTGGAGCCCATCGGGCCTGCTCGCGTGTTCCGCGACAAGCTCTACACCTCGCGCACTCTAGTCTTCCCCGATGGCAGCACGGCGCCGGTGATCAAGGGGCGTGTCACGGCCTGTGGCGATGAGCAGTTCGCACTCCTCAAGGCCCACCCGGATCTGGAACAGGTGCAGGAGTAACCCCGATGATCGGAATGGATCGCCGCACCGGCAAACCGCTGTCCGGGCTCGACCATCTCCGGCAGTCCATCGAGGACATTCTCGCCACGCCCGTGGGCAGTCGGCGGATGCGACCCGAGTACGGCAGCCAGATCCGACGCTTCGTTGACCTGCCGGTTAACGGCGGCTGGAAAAGCGCTGTCCAGGCCGAGGTGGCTCGCTCTTTGGGTCGCTGGGAGCCGCGGCTAAAGCTGGAACAGGTGCAGGTCGTCGCCATCGTCGGTGGCCGCATCGACTTCAAGCTGACCGGCGAATATAAAGGCGAAAGCCTGTTGTTGGAGGTGTCGGCATGAGCACGGTGGATTTATCGGCGTTGCCGGCGCCGCAGGTGCTGGAGACGCTGGACTACGAAGCCCTGTACGACGAAGGGCTCGCGGCGTTTCGCGGGTTCATGGGAGACAACTGGTCGGCGGCGCTGGAGAGCGATCCGGTGGTCAAGCTGGTGGAACTGGGCGCCTACGGCAAGATGCAGAACCGGGCACGGGTCAACGATGCGGCCAAGGCCTTGCTGCTGGCCTACGCGGAAAAGGAAGACCTCGATCAGCTCGCGGGCAACGTCAAGCTGCAGCGATTGGTCATTCAGCCGGCCAACCTGCTGGCGGTGCCGCCGGTCGAAGAGGTCCGGGAATCGGACGACGCGCTGCGCGAGCGGATCCAGCTGGTGTACGAAGGGTTGACCACAGCCGGCCCGCGTAACAGCTACATCTTCCACGCACGCAACGCGTCGGCGCTGGTGGCCGATGCCACGGCGGAAAGCCCATCGCCGGCCGTGGTGATGGTCACCGTTCTCAGCCTGATCGGCAGCGGTCAGGCTGATCAGGCCTTGCTTGACCAGGTGTACTCCACGCTTAGCGACGACGACATCCGCCCAGTTGGCGACCGTCTCACCGTGCAGAGCGCGCAGATCCTGGAGTACCGGATCGACGCCGTGCTGCACATGATCGGCGCCGGCCCGGAAAACGACGCGATTTTATCCGAAGCCATCAAACGCCTTGCTGCCTGGATCAACCCGCGCAAACGCCTGGCACTGGAAGTCGCTCGCTCCGGCATCGACGCTCAACTGCACATCAGCGGTGTGGGACGGGTCGAGTTGAAAAACTGGGTCGACCTGAAACCGACCAAATACCAGGCGGCGTACTGCACAGGCTTCAGTGTGGTGCTCGGAGGATGACATGAACAGTTTGTTGCCCCTCCACAGCACGCAACTGGAGCGCGCCGTTGAAGTCGCGTTCGCCGAAAAGACCGAGATCCCGTTGCGCTCGCTGTACAACCCGGACACCTGCCCGGTGCAGTTGTTGCCGTGGTTGGCCTGGACCTGGTCGGTCGACCGCTGGGACAACAAGTGGTCGGAGGCCGTCAAGCGCTCGGCCATCCGCTCCGCGTTCTACGTGCATGCGCACAAGGGCACCATCGGCGCCCTGCGGCGGGTAGTCGAGCCGCTGGGCTACCTGATCGACGTCATCGAGTGGTGGCAGACCACACCGAAAGGCGTGCCCGGCACCTTTGCCCTGAAGGTTGGCGTGCTGGACACCGGCATTACCGAAGAGATGTACCTGGAGCTGGAGCGCCTGATCGACGACGCCAAGCCCGTCAGTCGGCCCATGACCGGGCTGGCGATCAGCCTGGAAAGCACCGGCACCGTGTTTATCGGGGCCTGCGTGTACGAAGGCGACGAACTCAGCGTTTACCCACCGATACAGCGCGATATCGACGTCAGCGGCGTGTACCGCGTCGGTGGTCGCGAACACCACATCGACACGATGGACATCTATTCATGACCGACCAAGACAGCCAGTACTTCGCGATCCTTACCGCCATCGGTGAGGCCAAACTAGCCAACGCCATCGCCCTCGGTACGACCTTGACCTTCGCGCAAATGGCCGTGGGCGATGCCAATGAAACCAAGCCCATCCCCAACCGCCTGCAAACCAAGCTGATCAACGAGTGTCGACGTGCGCCACTGAATCAGGTGAAGCCCGACCCGAAAAACCCCGGAGTGATCATCGCCGAGCAGGTCATCCCGGAAAGCGTCGGTGGCTGGTGGGTGCGTGAACTAGCTTTATACGATGCAGCCGGCGACATGGTCGCCATTGCCAACTGCGCGCCGACTTACAAGCCGTTGCTCTCGCAGGGTTCCGGCCGGACGCAGGTGATTCGAATCAACCTGGTGGTCAGCAGCACGGCCAACATTGAACTGAAGATTGATCCGTCCGTAGTGCTCGCCACCCGTGAATTCGTTATCGAGGGATTCGCGCGGATCGATTCACAGGTGTTTACCGGCACGCCCAAGGCACCGACACCCGATCAATTCGATAGCAGCTCCAGGCTGGCGACGACAGAAGCGCTCTGGCGCGCTGCTGGCAGCTATCGGGGCCAATACGCTGTGGACCGTTCGTTTACGCTGTCTGTCCTGCACCTTGGACAGATTGGGCGTGTGACCGGCGCCGGCGGCTACAGCGTGACCCTGCCGCCAATGGCGGGTATTCCGCCGGGTCCGGTTATTCGAATTCTCAACGCTTCCCTGGCTGCGATCACCATCATATCGTCCGGGCCGCCCATCAGCGGCGCGGCGCTGACGCCTGAAGGCGCGGTGATTCTGCCGAGAACCGGCAGTATTGAGTTTTATTGGAACGGCGCGGCTTTGGTCGTCTGGGGCGGCACGGAAGCAATGCGTTTCGCCGGTTTTGCCGCGCTGGCCTCGCCAGACTTTACCGGTATTCCAACTGGGCCTACCGCATTGGCTGGCAGCAACAGCTATCAGTTGGCGAACGCCGCATTTGTCTGGGCAGCTGTGAACGCCTATGCCACGACGGTGACTGCCGCACTTGCGTTGAAAGCACCTCTCGCAAGCCCTGCCTTTAGCGGGGTGCCCACGGCCCCCACAGCGGCGGCAGGTACCAACACGCTGCAACTGGCAAACACGGCGTTTGTTTGGTTGGCAATCAACACCTATGCCACCACGGTCAGTGCCTCGCTGAATTTGAAAGCGAACGTGGACAGCCCTGGTTTTACCGGAGTGCCTACAGCACCAACACCAGCCGCCGGGGCCAGTACCAAGCAGATCGCTACGGCCGAGTTCGTGCAAGCGGCGTTAGCGGCGATTGACCCATGGGCAATGGTGCCGGTTGGTTCGTATGTCCCCCTGCATGATGTCGGGTCCGTACCCGCGCCATCAAGAACCAGCCCCTTTTACAAGTACATCAGGTTGACGGCGAGCGATGGTTACAACAACCCCATCCTTGTATCGGAATCAGTCTCCGGCACAGCGCCCGAGCTTATCGCTACAGGTGTGGTCAGCTTGGCCGGTAGTCCTTTGAATGGGGTGAGGATCAGCCTGATCAACACCGAACGCCGAACGCTGAAAGCGGGCCTACCGGGAGTTGTAGAGCAGGATGCCTTGCAAAACATTACGGGTACGTTTGGTGGCGCTGAGGCGAGTCCGTCAACTACCGGCGCGTTCTCTAACGGCGGATGGTTTGGCAGCGTTGCAGCAGGTGGAAACACCCGAAACGTTTTAAATTTTGATGCCTCGTTGGTTGTCAGGACGGCCGCAGAAACCCGAGTTAAGTCTCTTGGTGTTACCTATTACTTGAGGGTCAAATAATGCCTTATGCCGCAAACAATCAAATCGCCTTCGACCAATTCCACGGTTCGATCAAGATTACGAAAGAGCAGTACTCGCAGGCGCTGGAGGGTATGCAGAACGGTCTGGTGGTTAACATTGACGACGGCTTTAAGGTGATCCCGCCGCCGCTGACGTTGCCGCCGGAAACGCCCGTTCCTACACCGGAGCAGCTCACGCAACTGGCGTTGGCCGAACGAGATCGGCTGCTGGCATACGCGACGATTCGGATTGCTCCACTTCAGTACGCGGTGGATCTGGAGGACGCCTCACACGAAGACAAGGAGAAGCTCGACGCCTGGAAGCAATACTGCGTGGCGTTGAACAGGATCGAAGTGCAGGCAGGTTTTCCGCAATCCATCAATTGGCCGGTACTGCCTGATAAACCCGTCGCCCCTTAAGCCTTTTAACCCCTACAAGCCCCGCCCGTGCGGGGCTTTGTCGTATCTGGAGAGCGCACAATGAGTGCAAGTGGATTCTTTCACGGTGTCACCGTCACCAACGTCGACACCGGCTCGCGGCCTATCGCCGTGCCGTCGTCCTCGATCATCGGCCTTTGCGACACCTTCATCCCTGGCCCCGCTGCCAGTGCCTTGCCCAACCAACTGGTGCTGATCACCCGCGAGAGCGAAGCCGTCGCTGCCTGGGGTGCAGACGCGGCCATCACCCAGGCGATCAAGGCCATCTACGTTCGCGCCAAAGCGGTGATCGTTGCCTGCGGCGTGGTGAAGGTGGAGGACGCCGCCGCGCAGACCTCGGCCATCATCGGCGGCGTGCTGGCGAACGGCACCCGTACCGGCATGCAGGCGTTGCTCGACGGGAAGAGCCGCTTCAACGCGCAGCCGCGTTTGCTGGCTGCGCCCAAACACACGGCGACCTTGCCCGTCGCCACGGCCTTGGTGGCGTTGAGCGACAAGCTACGGGCCATGGCGATTATCGACGGCCCCAACACCACCGACGAAGCCGCGATGGAATACCGCGAAAACTTCGGCAGCAAGCGTGTATTCCTCGTCGATCCGGGCGTGCAGTACTGGGACACAGCGGCAAGTGCGACCGTCAATGCACCGAGTTCCGCGTGGGTCGCCGGGCTTTTCGCCTGGACTGACTCGGAGTACGGCTTCTGGGCCTCGCCGTCGAACAAAGAGTTCGTCGGCCTCACCGGCACCGGTCGCCCCATTGAGTTCCTGGACGGCGACGAAACCTGCCGGGCCAACCTGCTCAACAACGCGCAGATCACCACGATCATCCGCGATGACGGCTACCGCCTGTGGGGCAACCGCACCTGTTCCAGCGATCCAAAGTGGGCGTTTGTCACCCGCGTGCGGACCATGGACATCGTCATGGACGCGATCCTTTACGGCCACAAATGGGCGGTCGACCGCTCGATCACCAAGACCTATGTCAGCGACGTGACCGAAGGCCTCGCAGCGTTCATGCGTGACCTGAAAAACCAGGGCGCGGTGATCAACTTCGAGGTGTTCGCCGACCCCACGCTGAACACGGCCAGCCAACTGGCGCAGGGCAAGGTGTACTGGAACATCCGCTTTACCGACGTACCGCCGGCAGAAAACCCCAACTTCCGGGTCGAGGTCACCGACCAGTGGCTGACAGAAGTCCTCGACACCAACGCATAAAGGAGAACCGCCGATGGTTCCGCAAACGCTCTACAACATGAACGCCCATATCGACGGCGTTGCCTTTAACGGGGAGATGACCAGTGTGACGCTCCCCAAGCTCACCTTGAAAACCGAGGAGCATCGCGCCGGTGGCATGGATGCCCCGGTGGAGATGGACCAGGGCATGGAGAAACTGGAAGCCGGTTTCGCCGGCAAAGGTGCGCGCCCTGAAGCCATGAAGTTTTTTGGGCTGGCCGATCAGACGGCGTTCAACGGCGTGTTCCGAGGTTCCTTCAAAGGTCAGAAAGGCGCGACGACGGCAGTGGTCGCCACCCTGCGCGGCATGCTCAAAGAGATCGATCCGGGCGACTGGAAAGCCGGCGAGGCGGGGGAGTTCAAGTACTCCGTTGCAGTCAGCTATTACAAGCTCGAAGTAGGCGGCCGCCTGATGTACGAGATTGATCCAATCAACTGCGTCCGGGTTATCAACGGCGTTGATCAACTTGCCAGCGTCCGTCGCGACCTGGGCATGTAAGGGAAATAGCTTTCATGAAGACACTGAAAAAGCTGCCGTCCTGGCTCACCGTCGAGGCGGATAGCGCGACGATCACGTTGACGCGTCCCAGCGATGTTAACGGCGTAAAGGTCGACCAACTGACCCTGCGCGCTCCGACCTTGCGCGAGGTCCGTGCCTCCGACGCAATCGGTGGCGACGACGAGGTAATGCGCGAAGTGACGTTGTTCGCATCCCTGGCGGATGCCGGCATTGTTGACCTCGACGGACTCAAGCTGACGGACTATTCACGCTTGCAGTCCGCCTACTCGCGGTTGTTGCAAGACGCCGGCATGCCCGAAAACAAGGGCGACACGCCGACCTGGTTGGTCGTTGGCTCCGATGGCGCAGTGGTCACGCTGTCCAAGGCGTATGACATCAACGACATCAAACTCGACCGCCTGACATTCCGGGCGCCCACGGTACGCGACGTGCGCACCGCAACTTCAGCCTCCAATGGCGACGACGAACAGCGCGAAACCATCCTGCTTGCCAGCCTCTCTGAATCCAACACCAAGGATCTGGAGGGGCTCAAGCTGACGGACTACCAGCGGCTGCAAGCCGCCTACTTTCGCCTGGTGCAGGATGACGGGGTTTAGCGCCTCCCTGCAGCGACAGGTCGCGAAGCGTTTGGCGACGCAGTATTCCTTCGCCGCCAACGAAATCGAGACCATGCCCTTTTCCACGATGATCTGGTGGCTCACGGACTGAGCCCCACATCCCTGCCTGGAGTGTTCTCATGGCAAACAACCTGGCGCTCGGCCTGGTCATCGGCGGCGTCGTCAGCTCCACGGTCGGCGCCGCCTTCAAGGACGTTGAAGGCCGCATCAAGAAACTCGGCGAAACCGGCACCAAGGCCCGCGTGCTGCAAAGCACCATCGGCGACACCATCCGCCTGCGTGATGAATGGAAAAAAGCCCACGACACCGGTTCAGCCTCGGCCGGTGACCTGCTGCGAAAGCTGGAGGGCAACCTCAAAACCCTGAAAGAGCAGGGCATTGAAGTCGGCAAACTGCGCAAGGAATACCTGGCCCTCGGCCAGGTAGCGCGGGGCGCCGAACTCAAGGCGCTGGGCCACACGCAGATCCAGCAGGGCAAGGAGGGGATGAAGAATTCCCTCGGCAAAGCGGCGGCGCTCACGGCGTCGTTGGCGATCCCGACCAAGGTCTCCGGCGATTACCAGGCGCAGATCCGCCAGATGTCGTTGTGGGCACACACCGCCGGCACAGGCGATGAAGCCGAGCTGGCAGCAAGCATCAGCAAGGTCGCGGCGGAAAAGGGCATCAGCCAGCAACTGTTGGCGAAGTCGGTCGGCGCCTTGATCGAAAAGGGCGTTGAGTGGGACGTGGCCGCCGGTTACGCCGGGCAGATCGCCGACTTGATCGACGGCCAGGGCATGGAGCCCGAAACCATCGCCACGCTGATCAACGCCTTCAAGGAGGCCGGCGTAAAGCAGGCTGACATGGCTGCATCGCTGGGGCAGGTGGCCGCCGCTGGTGACATCGGCGCGTTCGGCCCCAAGGAGATGGCCAAGTACTTGCCGGCCATGCTCGGCAATATCAAACGCCTGGGCATGGAAGGCCCAGAGGCGGTGCGCTTCCTCGGTGCAAGTTTGCAATCGCAGTTCTCGCAAACCCAGGACGCGGCGGCTGCGGCCACCAACATGAACAACCTGCTCAACGCGGTGATCAGCAGCACCAGCCAGGAGCGCTTCGCCAAGGAAGGTTATGACCTGGCCGGCTCGATCCTCGCCGCGACCAAAAGCGGCAAGGCGGCGAACCCGGTCGATGCGTTCATCATGCTCAGCGAGCAGTTGATCAAGAAACAGGACCCGGCCAAGGCCAAGAAGATCGAGGCGCTGAAGGCCAAGATCAAAGGCTCGGTGGATGGCAGTGCGGAGGAAGCGCAGGCCATGGTCGCGCTGACCGAGGCGGCGGGGTTGGCGACGATTGTCAGCGATCAGAGTGCCAGTGCGGGTTTGCTCGCGCAGATCAAATATGGCGACAAGATCAAGGCTGATATGTCGGTGATCAAGGGCACGGATGGCAAGGCCAAGATCGAGGCGGATGCGGCGAAGGCGCGGGAGACGTCCAACAGGAAGTGGGCGACGGCGACTGCCGGCATTGAATCGTCGATGACGCGCATTGGTGATGCGGTGAGGCCTTTGACTGACCTGGCTGCGGATGGGTTGGCGAAGGTTGCGTATGGGCTTGGGGAGTTGGCCGGCAAGTTTCCAACGGTAATCAGCGGGGCGACGGTGCTGGCTGCTGGTGTGATCGGCCTGGGTGCGGCGATCAACGCGATCAAGATCGGCAAGGGCTTGGTGAATGTGGCCCGCGGTTCGCTGATGGGCAACCCGAATGTGATCCAGCGGGTGTTCGTCACCAACCCTTCCGGCGGTGCTGGTGGGGTCGATGTCGGGGACGGTAAGCGGCGGCGGGGCAAGGGCAAGCGTGGTCGCGGTGGCCGTGGGGCTGTTGGTAGCGCTGCTGCGGCGGCTGCGCCGATTGGTGCGACGGCCAGCCGATTTGCACCCAAGGCGATGATGGGCAAGGGGCTTGGGTTCGCCAAGGTCGGTGCGCCCATGGCGCTGATCGAGGCCGGGTTGATTGCCGCTGACACTTATCAGAACGCCGAGACCCGCGACGAAAAGGCCGAGGGTTATGGCAATGCCGCTGGCACGCTGGCCGGGACATTGGCCGGTGCAGCAGCTGGGGCAGCGATTGGTTCTGTTGTCCCGGTGATCGGCACCGTGGTCGGTGGATTGATCGGCGGCTTCCTTGGCAGCTGGGGCGGCGGTGAGCTGGGCGGTGCAGTCGGCAAGGCTGCATTCGGCGGGCCAGACGCACCTGCCGAGCGATTGGTGCTGCCGGTTCAGCCTTCGCCGTTGCTGCTGCCACCACCTGGTGCATTGCCCATGCCGCGCTTGGCGCAGATGGCGCCGCCGTTAGCGGCAGGTCCACTGATGCTCAGGGCTCCCGCAGCACCTGGGCCAGCTTTGGGCGACGTGTCGCGTTCGTTGGGTGTTGCCCCGGCAGCGGCGGTTGCTCCTGCCTTGCTCAGTGCCGGGGTTACCGCGAAGTCGGAACCCCCTCGGATTGATCAGCAGTGGCAATTCTCCCCGACCGTGGGTGTCACGGTGCAGGGAGACGTCAAGGATCCACGGCAACTGGCGCAGGAGATGATGCCGCACATGCGTCAGCTGTTTGAGGAATTCAGCCGGGAGCAGGCGCGACGCAGCCTGTTCGACGCGCCACATGTTTAAGGGGGAGCGATGACTTATATGGAGCAGTTGCAGGCCGGCTTTAAATCCCTGGTCAAGGCCGGGGAGGCTGGCCGGCACAGCATTGACGACATGATCGGCCCGGTGAACGGCGCGATCAGCGAGATCACCGGGGCGGCTGAGGAGATCGCCAGTCTTCCCGGTGTACCGCCCGAGGTTGGTGCAAAGCTGCAGCGCGTCATGCGCGGGATCGGCGCGGCTCAATCAAAAGTCGGGACGGTGCTGGCAACCTACAACAAAGCCACCCGAACGATGACGGGCATTGATGAGCGTATGGGAACGCTCAAGGAGCAAGCCTACCGGGCCGGAACGGCAATCAACCAGGTTGCCGGGAAGGTCGATCCCCGGTTGGCGAATATCCTGCCCACCAGCGCTCTGGCGCCCAATGCCACACCGATGGCGGAAGCGGTCAAACCGTTCCCGCATCTGCTGATTTTGCAGCCGCTGAAAACCAACGCGCAGCCGTTCTACTTCAACCTGGACACGGCAGCGTTCGACGAACTTCGCCGGCAAACAGAATTCCGCTGGGCCTCGCAAGAGCGACTCAGTCGGCGGCCGGCGCAGCAGGCTGTGGGGATGGGCGAAGAAAAGCTCAGCCTCAAGGGCGCGATCTTTCCTGCGTTCAAGGGTGGGCTCAAACAGTTGGATACCTTGCGTTCCATTGGCGCTCAGTTGCTGCCGCTGAACTTGACCACTGGCTACGGCTTTGTCCTGGGCACCTGGTGCTTGCGCAGCCTGGAGGAAGAGCAGGGCGCGTTGCTGGCAGGCGGGATACCGCGCAAGCAAACCTTTAGTTTGGAGTTCACGCGCTATGGCGATGATATGCAGAACGTCTGACGGCGACCTGCTCGACACGCTGTGTTACCAGCATTACGGGCACCTCAATGGCACGGTTGAAGCGGTGCTTTCGGCCAACCGACTGTTGGCGGATGAGCCGCAGCCTATGCGAACTGGGTTGCTGATCACCTTTCCGGATATTGAGCAGTCGACGGTTGAGCAGGTGCAGTTGTGGGATTGATGGTTCTTTGCCCATGAAAGTTTCGCGCTGATAGACTCCTTCGCTTATTTGCATACATGGAGTCCTCTATGGAAAGAGTCAGCGAAATTCGGCTGGTCAAACGGAGTTTTTGGGGCGAGCTTAGCTATCGGTCAAACTGGTTTATCTTCGGTCTGATCGCTTGCATTCTTTTGGCACTCATTCCAATTGTCGGTTGGTTCATGGCTGCCGGCGTATTCGTGGCGATGGTGTGGAAAACCTTTGGCCTCAGGGAAAAGCAAAAGGTCGGGGATTGTCCTGTGTGTACCCAGACGCTGTTGATTGAGCCCAAGGTTGAAGGGATCGATTGCCCTGTGTGCCAAAGCTACGTCGAGATTAGTGACGACAAGCTGATCGTCGAGAGCTGACATCGCGTTTCGCTATACCAAGTTAAGCCCTGCCATCGTGCGGGGCTTTGTTATTTTTGGAGGTTTACTTTTGAAGCCAATCTTTCGGATCGTCGCTGACGGCACTGACATAACAGCGCTGATCAACGACCGCCTGCTGTTGCTGCGCACCCTCGACAAGCCCGGCATGGAGTCGGACGAATTCGAGCTGCGTATCGATGATCGTGACGGCGCCGTCTTGCTTCCCAGAAAGGGCGCCGGGATCGAGGTCTACCTCGGCTACGACAGCAAGGTACTGGCACGCGTCGGCCGTTACACCGTCGACGACATCGAGGTCTCCGGCCCGCCCGACACCCTGGTCATTCGCGGCAAGGCCAGCGACATGCGCGGCAGCGGCAAGACCACCCGCAGCGGCAGCTGGGAAAACGTACCGCTGTCCAAGATCGTCAGCGACATCGCTGCACGCAACGGTTGGAAGCCTGAATGCTCGGTCGGCACAGTCGTGCCTCGGGCTGACCAGTTGAACGAGTCGGACTACAACTTCATCACCCGGCTCGCCAAAGGCTACGACTGCACAGCCAAAGTCGCCGACGGTAAGCTGCTGGTGCTGCCTCGCCAAAGCGGCCAGACCGCCAGCGGCAAGAGTCTGCCGGCGATCACCCTCCGGCGCAGTGACGTCAGTCGCTGGCAATTCCGCTTCCCCGACCGTACCACCCAAAAGGCCGTCAAGGCCAAGTACCAGGACAAGAAAACCGGCGATCTGGTCAACCTGACCCTGGACAACGACGACGCGCCTGCCGGTTTGCCGCCGGTTCACACCGACCGCCACATCCACCCGAACAAATCTGCCGCTGAGCAAGCCGTGAAAGCCCGGCTCGCCGCGTTCAACCGCTCGACCTCTGAGGTGCGGCTGGAGATGGTGGGGCGCACGGATTTGTTTGCTGAACGCCAGATCAATACTCAGGGCTTCAAGGAGGGAGTGGATGGGGAGTTTCTGGTTGACTCCGTGGAGCAAGTTTTTACCCGGTCCGGCTGGAGTACCACGGTTGAGTGCAACGCAGGGAAGAAGGGCAAGGCCAAGGCGGCCGGCAAGAAAAAGAAGAAGTCCAAGGAGGTCAAAGTCCTGGAGCTGTAGCTCTCCGTACCTGCTTCACCACCCGCCGCCATCGAGCGGTATTTTTTTGTCTGGGAAAAAGCGATGTCCATTACCGAGCAACAACTCCAACGCATCATGCCCAACGCCCGCCGCCAAGCGGGCGTTTTTGTATCCGCGCTCAACGCGGCCATGACCAACCGCAAGATCGATTCGCCAAAGCGGCAGGCCGCGTTCCTCGCCCAGATCGGCCACGAGTCAGGCCAGCTGCAATACGTGCGTGAGCTGGGCAGCGATCAGTACCTCAGCAAGTACGACACCGGCCCGCTGGCCGCCAAGCTGGGGAACACGCCGGCAGCCGACGGTGACGGCCAACGCTATCGCGGTCGCGGGCTGATCCAGATCACCGGCCACGATAACTACCTGCGCTGCAGTCTGGCGCTGTTCGGCGATGAGCGATTACTGCGCACTCCGGAACTGCTCGAACTGCCGCAATGGGCTGCTGAGTCGGCCGCGTGGTTCTGGTCGATAAACGGATTGAACGCGCTGGCAGATCAAGAGCAATTCAACACCATCACCCGGCGAATCAACGGCGGCCTCAACGGCCTGGAGGATCGACTGCAACTGTGGGCCAGGGCGAGGGCGGTGTTATGCGTCTCTTCGACCTGATCCCCACGCAATACCGGATTGCGGCGGTCGGTCTGCTGCTGGTGATGTTGGCCGCCGGATCTGGAGCCCTGGCCTGGACCGCTCAAGACTGGCGCTACGGCAAGCAGCTGGAGCACCAGGCCCGGCTCCATGCCGACACCCTCGGCGAGTTATCCCAGGCCGCTGCGGCCCTGCAGCGCAAAGAGCAGGACAAGCGCTTCGCCCTGGAGCAGCGCCTGCACAACAACGATGAAACCCACCACAAGGAATTGACCGATGAGCAAACGAAGCAGGCTCGTCTGCGTGATCGCTTGGCTACTGCTGATCTGCGGCTGTCAGTCGTTCTCTCCGCCACCGAAGCCACCAGCAGCTGTGCAGTGCCAACCACCACCGCCACCGGCCGCGTGGTTCATGGCCCCACGAGAGCCCAACTTGACCCAGCGCATGCTCAACGAATTATCGGCATCACCGATGTCGGCGACCAAGGATTGATCGCCCTGCGGGCCTGTCAGGCCTACGCAATAGAAGTCTCTACACCGAAGTAAAAGGAGCGGCCGGGCCGGATGCGTCAACATCCAGCCCGGCCACCTTCCCCGCAGAATGCCCCTGCAAGTCCAGCCAAGGCTCCTGCTTCGTGCACAAAGCGGAGCGAGCCTAGCACTGTTTATCCATACAGCAAAGGTCTTGCTTTTATATGTCCACACCCATCATCCCTTGGATGGGCGGCAAACGCCGCCTGGCCGACCGCCTTATCCCACTTTTCCCACCCCACGAATGCTACGTCGAAGTGTTTGCCGGCGGAGCTGCGCTGTACTTCATGCGTCCCCAGGCCGCGCCGGTTGAAGTCCTCAACGACATCAACGGCGACCTGGTGACGCTGTACCGCGTCGTGCAGAACCACCTGGAAGAATTCGTGCGCCAGTTCAAATGGGCGCTCAGTTCTCGGCAGGTGTTCGAGTGGCAGAAGATGACACGTCCTGAAACCCTGACCGACATCCAGCGCGCCGCCCGGTTCTTTTATCTGCAGCACCATGCCTTTGCTGGCAAGGTTACAGGGCAGACTTTCGGCACCGCAACAACTGGACCGGCAATCAATCTGCTGCGGATCGAGGAAAACCTGTCTGCAGCGTGGCAGCGGTTGTCCGGCACCTACGTTGAAAACCTACCCTGGCTTGCTTGTGCTGAGCGCTACGACCGTGCCCACACCTTCCACTACATGGATCCACCTTACTGGCAGACCGCCGGGTATGGCGTGGATTTTCACTTTGAGAATTACGAGCGCATGGCGGACTTTATGCGTCGCTGCAAAGGCAAGGTCATGGTCAGCATCAATGATCACCCGGACATTCGGCAGGTCTTTGACGGCTTCCATTTTGAAACCGTCGATATTCGCTACAGCACTACAAACCAGCGCCAGGGAAGGGCCGATGTCAGTGGAGAGTTGGTAATCATGAACTGGGAGCCAGCCGCATTAGGGGGGCTGTTTTGATGGTCGCCATGTTCGATCTGATTGGCTTGCTATGTGTTTATGGTAGAGCGTTACTGTGGTCACGCAAACGAAGGATGAACCCCATGGAAACTGCCTCCCACCACTTGAATGTCCTGCCCTCTCAGCTTCTTGCGGCGGCCTCGCGAGGAGAGATTGACCTTAACGAATTGGCTGCTGTTGTGTTGGCTGGCCGTGGGCTTGATCACAACGCAGCCTGGGTAGGCTTCCCGGCGGCCGCTCAATGGCTCGAGCAGCACTTACAGGGCTAATCATCCGCTGATGACAACGGGAGCAGTAGCTCGGCTCCCTGATGTTTCACGTTCCCTACCTCTTTGCCAACGGCATACCACTCAAAATCCTCGGTTGGTTGACAGCACTCAGTGGCTATTTCTTGAGCGCGCTCTGGCGCAAGGCCTGGATCCAGCCACTCCCTAGCATGCTCAGGCGTCAGCACCAAAGGCTTGCGATCATGGATGTCCACCATGCCTTGGTCGCTGGCGGCGGTGATGATCACGAAACCGTCTCCTTCGTTGGGCTCCAGGCCAAGGCTCACTTGGGCGAGAGCCCCGAAAAACATGGGTTTCTGACTTTTCAGGCGAATGAAGTAAGGCTGTTTCTTCTTCGGGTCGTCGGGGTCTTTGACCCACTCATACCAACCTTCACTCGGCACCACGGCTCGGCCATTCGGCCACAGTTGCTTGAAAAACTTGCCCGTAGTGACCGTCTCCACGCGGGCGTTGATTGGGTCGGGGCGTTTGCCCTTGGCCCAGAACGGCGCCCATCCCCATTTGACTGCATCGATATGCAGGCCATTCTCTGCGGTGTGCAGCACTTGCACCCGTGTCGTTGGAGCGACGTTGTAGCGATTGATCGGCACGGCGTCGTACCCACTGAACAGCTCCATCTGTGGGTTTAACTCTTCGATAAAAATCGCCATCCCTTCGTGCTGCACGAATCGCCCACACATACGCACCTCTCCGCTTGTCGAAATCCCCTACAGAAAAATTGACCGCAAGCGTCCTACAAAGTTAACTGTACATTCGTACAGTATATGTAAAAGGTCGCGCCATGAGCTTTACCATTTTAGGTCCCATCGCTGAAGTCGGCGCGAAGCTGCCTTTGTGCTCGTTCCAGGTTCCGGCCGGCTTCCCGTCGCCGGCAGCGGACCACATTGAGCAGCACATCTCACTGGATGAGGTTTTGAACATCCGTGCGCCTCATGTGTACCTGGTAGCGATCACCGGTGAAAGCATGCAAGGCGTCGGGATTTTCGATGGTGACCTCGCCGTGGTGGATCGTGCCATTGAGCCTGTCCACGGGCATGTGGTGGTGGCGCTGCTGAATAATGAGCCCGTGTGCAAGCGTCTATGTAAGCGCGGCCAGGAAGTGGTACTGCTTTCCGAGAACCCCAAATTCCCAGCGCGCTACGTTCTCGAAGGCGACGAGCTGTCGATCTGGGGCGTGATCACCAGCACAGTGCGCAGCCATGTCTAAGCCAGAGCCGACCTTTGCGCTGATCGACTGCAACAGTTTCTACGCCAGTTGCGAGCGCGTATTTCGGCCCGACCTGGCGAAGGTGCCCATCGTGGTGCTGAGCAACAACGATGGCTGTGTCATCGCCCGTAGCTACGATGCCAAGCCGTTCATCAAGATGGGCGAGCCGTATTTCCAGATCAAGCACAAGCTCAAGCAGCACGGCATTGTCCCGTTCTCCTCCAACTATGCGCTGTACGGCGACATGAGCGAGCGCGTGATGAGCCTGATTGAGGCGATGGTGCCGGCAGTTGAGGTGTACAGCATCGACGAGGCGTTTGCCGACTTGACGGGTATCGGTGGATTGGATGCATTGGGTCGACAGATTCGTGCCCAGGTGCTTCGCTGCACAGGCATCCCGGTCGGTGTTGGTATCGCTCACACAAAGACCTTGGCGAAGCTGGCAAACCACACCGCGAAGCGCCTGCAGTCTCAAACCGGCGGGGTGGTCAACATCACCGATCCGGTTAAGCGTGACTGGGTGCTACGCAATACGGACGTGGCGGAAGTTTGGGGCGTTGGCCGCAAGATGAAACTCCATCTTGATGCCATGGGTATCAAGTCGGCTATGGACCTGGCTAAGGCCGATCCGTGGACGCTCCGTAAGAAGTTCAGCGTTGTGATCGAGAAGACAGCTAGAGAGTTGGGCGGCACGCCTTGCTTGAAGCTGGATGAGCCGGATCCGCCAAAGCAGGAGATCTGCTGCAGCCGCATGTTCGGTATGAGGCTGACAGAGCTGCGGCCCATCAAGGAGGCGGTGGCCACCTACATGATGCGTGCCTCTGAGAAGCTCCGCGCCCAGGGCTCGCTGTGCAAGAAGGTGAGGGTGTGCATCCGCACTGGCATGTTCAACCCAGAGGAGGCGAAGTATGCCAATGGGGTGGTGGTGGATATGCCGTATTCCACTGATGACGTGCGGCTGCTTACTCAAGCTGCGCTGGGTGCGCTTGATTTGATATTTCGACCAGGGTTTAAGTACAGCAAGGCTGAGGTGATGTTGCTGAATCTCTGCCAGCCAGGTGAGTACACCGATGATTTGTTTGCTACGTCACAGCCCGCAGAGGCGACTAGGGTGATGACGGTTCTGGACCAGATCAATGAGCGTTGGGGTAGAGGGACGCTTCGCTTGGCCGGTGTGCCCGCACATCCTGATTGGGGCATGCGCCGCGATATGATGAGCCAGAGTTATACGACGAAGCTGAATCAGCTCTGGTCTGTAGCCTGTAAGTAG